CTCCATCAGTTGTTAATCTCCAACCAGCAGACCCTGCGCTGTAGTTTGTCGATTCAAGCGTGTTAGCAAACTTGTCTACTGTTACTGCGTCATTACTTAGTCTTGCAGTCGTAATCGCTGACTCTGCAATCTGAGAAGTGTTCACGCCGCTTTCTTTAATGATAAGGCTTGTCACACCGCCGACCGTCTCGGTGTCAAACATAACGCCGTCAATCTGAAGCCTGTCTGCTGAGATTGTGCCTGTTGAAATCAGATCACCTGAAACAATAACATCAGCGCCGAAATAGATCTTGTCAGCCGTAACCGTGAAAGGCTGGATCGGAGTATCAGCGGTTGAGTCAGGACTTACTATAGAAAATTGATCTGCGACGACCGCGAACTCTGAGAACGGTGTTGCTCCTGACGTGGTAGACAGTAAACCAAACCCAGTTATGCGGTTGTTGTTATCAATCTTGACCGAGTAATTAGCTTCCACGCCGTCAATAGAAGTGGCTTGCGTTGTAATGCTTGCCGTATTTTCTCCGACCGTTGTCGTTAGTGTCGTCAGATCCTGAGCGGTAGAAGTAACCTGTCCATCAATTACAGAGACCGTTGTAGATAGACTTGACAGCGCGCCAGCAGTTGCCACAACCCCGTTTGTCGGATCGTTGACTGTAGACTCAAGTGCCGTTAATTGGATCGCTTGGGTCTGTATGCCGTTTTCATTGGCGAAGGTTTGAACAGTTAGAGAATCAATCGCAGCACTGGAGCCAGCAACAAAGTCAGTTAAATCTTGAAGCTCAACAGTTCCTGAAGTCTCTAAGTCAATCAGATCATCGTTTTCATCTTCAGCCTGAGTCCTGAAATGTAGGTCTTCGGTGTAGGTTGCATTCAGGCTGGTAACAGCGCCAGCGTTGACTAAAACGCCGTCTTCGTTGTCAGTGACCCGCGTAGTCAATGCGCTCAATCCTGAAGCATTCGCCGCAACGCCTGTTGTCCCATCATTTACTGTAGTTTCAAGTGCGGTGATATCAGATGCCTGAGAAACGATAGATCCTTCGGCAGTTGTAACCCGTGTATCTAATCCACTGATAGCGCCAGCGTTAGTTGTGATATTGCCTTCAGCAGTCGTCACATCTGTCTGCAAAGTAGTAATGTCTGAAGCGTTGGTTGTTATAGAACCTTCAGCAGTCGTTACCCGTGTTGTCAGATTTCCCAATGCCGTTGATGTTGCAGCAACGCCTGTGCTTGGATCATTAACCGTGGTTTCTAACGCAGTCACGTCAGAAGTGATTGACGTTATGGAATTGCCTTGTGTAACCGAGGTCGCATCTAATACCGTGATAGCACTTGCGTTAGTCGTGACGTTTGAATTAGTCGTTGTCAGAGACGTTTGTAGATTCGTTATCGCGGCTGCGTTCTGGGTTGTTTGACCATCCCGCAAGTCTTGCCAAGCACTACCATCCCAATAATAAGGCTGGTTGTTTGCCGAACTGTCATACCAACGCGAAAAGTCAGGTATAGGATCGGGAATGCCGCCAACACCCGCAACGGGCGCTGTAGCCTGTACAAAGACTTCAGAAACACCTGATGTCAAATCAACCAAAACTGTTTCCAATGCGCTTAAATTATTAGCAACGGTATTGATTGAGGTGTTTAAGGTCTGGTTTGAATCAGAAACGTAGATTGCCACGTCTCCTAAATTCTGTATGTCAACGTCTTGGCCCGTCTCCAGCGAAAGAACTTCGCCAGCTTCAACCTCAACCTCAAGGATTTCTTGCGCTAGGATTGAGTTCTTAACGTCAACATCGCTTAAAACTGTCGTCCCGTTAGCGTCATACAAATTGACCGATAACTGCGCTCCGACCGTTGCGTTATCTGCTGGCGCATCTGTAGACCCAGCAACATCAGCCCAATTTACCCGTCCGACCGTAGCGAAAACCGTAGTATTCGGATCAGCATTAGGTTCTAAATTAGACTGACTGGCTGCGTCTGTTCCGACATTCCTAACGGCTCTTACCCAGTAATAACGAACGTCACCAGACACAACCGAATCGGCAGAGTTAGATGCGTCATGGATAAATTGCGTCCCATCGGTTTCTCCGATCTTGACCGCTGATGAGAAGTTACCATTAGGCGATGCGTAGACGTAAATCGTCCCAAAGTCATTAGGCTTGGCAGGATTGACCCAGTTCAACTCGTTGCTTTTTAATCCTGCTGTAGCACTCAATCCACTAGGACTTGGCACGCCCCTAAATGCGTCTGTGATATCTCCTGTAGCCGTGACCGTAGAGTATTCGTTACTGGCTGGGTCAGCGTAAGCAGTGCTTGAATCTTCTTTTAACGTAAGGTTAACGCCGCCTTCTTCTGAAAACGTCCAGCCGACACACTGAAAAACCTTGTTCGACCAACTTAATTCTTCAACGGATACTTGAACGCGATCACCCGCCGTTATTCTTAACGCTGACAAATTAGCGGGAAAGCTAACAACCTTTTGCTGATCGCTTGATTGTATTAACTTATTAGCCAATCTCTGAGCCATGTAGCTAGAATTGGTCATTGGGAACTGGACTTCTTTCTCCAATACTTCCCCGTTGTCTCTGGAAACAGCGTCGGCTAACTGAACTTTTGGGAATTCGCTGGACTTGTAGTTTTGATTGGGATCAATGAACAAACCTTTGACCGTGTTATATCTGTCAGACCGCTCAAAAGATGTCTTGACCCCAATCGCACTAACTAGGTCATTTTCGTCTAAGGATTCCGTTGGCGCTTCATATATACCAGCGCGAACAACATATTTTCCGTTGGAATAAACCAGCGATCCGTTCATGCTGGATAGAATCTTGTTTATGTTCGCTCTGTGCGAATCGGTGCCAAACAGAACCCCGTTACAAGTGAATCGTTGCTCGTTACCGCCTGGGACAACTACTGAGACTTCGCAACCATCGGCCGCTGCCACAATTGCATTCCAGTCAATTTTATCTGCCGCAATGCCCATTCCGAAGTCTGCGTCCATCAGATAATCGACAAGGCATAAAGAAGGGTTTGTAGAATAGGTTATGTAACTGGCATTGGTTACATCTTGCCCGTAAGTGCTAACCGCTGCGTATTCCAATCTTGGGTCATATACTTTCTTACCTTGGACTAGCGCTTTAATATCTGTGGGGGCGTATTTGTCCCACACCTCAGCAGAGTCTTCGTTCAACTTCCACTTCATTGCGATATAGGCAACGCCTTTCCCTTGGTGGGCTGAAGTGTAATCGGTAAAAGCGCTAACCATCATCGAGTCGGCGGCTTGTGTTGCTGTTCCCAAGTGCTTGTTGATTATGCAAATGGTAGTGCCGCCTTTTGGGCCGAACGTTCCAGATGTTACGTTACCGCCATCGCTTGATCCGCCGTTGATGGCAGAATCTAAAATTATCTGGTTGTCAAAATGGATGTTAGTTATGTCGGTTACTTCGTGACCAGCCAGAGCGATGACATGGTACAAATCTTGGTTATCTGTTCCTTTCATCCCAATATAAGAAATCGGCCCAGAAACCAAAGTTTCGCCATAGATTATCTTATAAGGCTCAGTTGTTGATCTTACGGTTTTCTGACGGCTGGCATCGGAATCAACCTTTGGCATTCTGATATTGCTAAGGTCAATCATTGTCTTGGCAGCAAGCACCCCGCCAACAATAACAGCAGCGCCGATCGCCGCCGCAGCGCCACCAACCACAGCGCCAACCGTGACCGCGCTACCGATTGCGGTTAATGCGCCAATGACTATGGGAATTACTTGAGGCATATCGGCCAACCTGCTTGTATAAATTCTCTTGGCATTCGAGCCAAGCCTTTAAGCGTTAAACAGACCGCTTTTGATCCCAATTTAACGCCCATGAGTTCGCTGTCTGGTATCTTTACCAAAACAGGGCTGCCGTCGGGCAAACTATCAATGTCTTGGGTAGATTCGCCCAAAACAGTGGAAACGGTTTGTCTAAGGTCGCCGTTTGCTTCAATAATACGGTAGGCTTCCTTTTCTGAATTATAGTCAAAGTCAGCTAAATAATCTTTACCCGTTAACTCTTTAACTATAAATCCTGCGAACTGACAGCAATCTGCGTCCCCATAAGTAAAACCTCGTCGCTCCCATTTGTTTAACGCTTGTAAGATTCTTAGCTGCATTAGCGCATGTGTCGCCTATCAAGGAATGTATCGTCCGAATCGATCCCAGGAACGCTTGAAGATCCAGGGGTTTTTGCTCCCCAATCAAATTTAGCGCCTTCTACTTTGTGAATATGTGAGAAAAATAAATCGCCAGTATATCGGGCTTGTTGCGTTGCGTTTGTGTATAAAAGATTCTTTGACGTATCAAACCGACTTAATTCTGATTCAGCGACTAACTGGATCGCATCTCCGCCGTCAGCGCCTACAGTTAAATTCATTTGATCCATAAACCCAGACCAAATTTGCGTTGGGGTATCAATTAATGAATCGTCAGCATCAAGCACGCCAAGATAAACTGTTACAGGGTGCATGAAATAATCTTGAGTCAAGGCCGCACCAGAGATGGTTGCGTCTAAGCCCGATAGGGTCAGGCTGATCGCGTATGGGCTGACGTCTAACCCTTCTTCCACTTGGCTAATAGAACCAAGGTCGCCAACGCCTAGCCAATCTTGACTGCCCCAAGTATATGTCCCCAAGCTGTTGTGGACGTAAATCGTTCCTGCTGGGAATTCCAATTTGGCGAAAGTGACAATCGCAACGTGCTGTTGCCCTAGTGCCGTCGCTACGTCTGTCGGGAACCCTCGGCTCATGCTAGTACGTCTTCCATTGCTTCGATAGTAAAACTGCTGAATATTGGCGGTCTGTTATCCCATGAGGTTGCGCTTGTTAGAATGAACACGCCTAGAACTGGGTACAAATAATCGATGGCATCGCCGTCATCGGTAGGCTTTCTGATCGGTGGCGCAATCGGAATTGCAATTGTTCCTGTTCCTGTCGAGCTGCAAGCTGCCGTTACCATGTGAAGCTCATTGTTGAACGCGATGTAATCTCCAGCCTTAAAATAATCCGTTACCGTAAGATCTGCGTCCCTGACGTTAAGCGTGGAGCCAGTTTGCCCCGCTCCATTGACTACAATAGCATCACTGACCGCTGGCGCGTTGCCCCGACGAACAAACGCATGATCTTGCAAATAAAATCTATGCTGCTGGCCGTTCAATTTGGTCAAAAAGGCTTGCATCTCCGCCCGATCATCACCAGTCAGGTTGTCAAATTGCAATGACGCTCGCCAAAGCGATCCCTTTCTCGCGGTCGTTTGGATCGAATTAGTCAGAGGGCTTTGAAAGACCCTCGTATTGGTCACAAGCTCAAAAGTGCTTTTAGACGGCGTTATGGATGGGAATGTGTAAGTTGTCATTAAACGAACCTTCTTCGTCTCATCAGATCTTGTATGGTCGCAACAGTCTGTTGGCTTGTTTGCTGCATTGCTGAACGGATTTTCATGTCGACATCCGCGCTTGAACCTCTTGCATCCACGTTATTAACAATCTGGATGCTTTCGCCGCCACCCATTGCTTTCTTTAATTGATCGTTGCTCGATACACGACCTGACCCACCCATTGTCAACAGCTCTGGCCCGCGCTCGCCAACAAGGTAACTTTCACCGCCTCTAACTTGGCCGCCTAATGCTCTGCCCGCTAATGATTGCGTGGCGTAAGCTGTACCTGCCGCCAAGATAGTTCCAGCAGCCGCAGCACCTAATGCTGGTCCAATAACTGGAATGCCAGCAAGCGCCTTGTATGCGCCCATAGCTGCCGCGTATGAGTCGGATATAATCTTGGTGGCGTTCTCTCGCTTTTCTTGATTTGCTAAATTGATGCCTATTCTTGCCGCTGCTCTGACTGATTCTGACTTTCCTTGAAGCAATACATCTTCAGCCATTAACAACGAATTGGTTACATTTTGCTGACTTTGTATTCTTTCTTGGTCAGCTATCATTTGCCTTCTAAGTTCTTCTTGTCTAAATCGTTCTTTAACGTCGGCTATTTTGCCTTCGGTAGATTGCTGTAATGCCACCCTTGCATCAAGGTATTGTAATTCAATGGCAAGAGTCTCTTGACCTTTAGCTTCTGCTGCCGCCATTGCCGCAAGCCTGTCTTGTTCCAACAATTCCAATTGCTTGGTTAGGTTTCTTTCTAGGCTTTGGATCTGAGTATCATTAGCGGCCAAAGCGGCTTCCAATCTCTTACCTGCTTGCTTTTCGGCTGTCTTTATTGCTGCGTCTCTTGCTTTTGATTCAGCTTCCAACGCTTTTTTATTCTTATCTCTGGCTTCTATTTCTCCTTCTTTGCCTTCAATCAAATCATAAAGCAGATTTATCTCTCTGATTTGCTCATCACTAGCTTGCCTTCTTTTTGCTAATTCGATGTCCCTTTCTCTGTTGCTAAGTCCCATTACGGACAATTCTTTATCTAACTTATCAATTAATTTTTGCGTTGATTCTGAAAGGCCGCTATTTTCATCGGTCAGCTTTTTAATCGCTGCTTCGTTCAAGCCTATTTGGACCTGATTTCTGTTCAAAGACCCGTTCATGTCATCGAATGAATCAGTAGCTTTTTGACTCATTGCGGCCGCAAGACCTAAAGCGCCTGTGGTCGTTTTCGTTGCTTCCGCTAACTTTTCGTTTTCTTTTGTTAGCCTTCTGATTTCTATATCGTTAAGGTTTCTGATTAATTCTTGCTGAGCAGCGCTCAACTCATTAAATTCTAACCCTAACCCTCGTATTGCTTCACCAAGTTCTTCCGATGTCTTCCCAGCGGTCAATAATTTATATGCCAGGCCCCCTAAAATTGCACCAAACGCGATGACAGCACCCGCAACTGCTCCACCTGGACCAAAGGCAGAGGCTAATTGCGGCCCCTGTTGGCCAAGAATTGTGAAAGCATTTGTGCCCATTTGGGCTTGGACTGCAATATCTTGCAATTGGTAGGAAACTTGTTGAGTAGATCCGCGCATAGCGCGAAAGTTACCCTTTACAACCTTGGCTTTTTTAGCTACTTGCTCAGTTTGCGTGGCTGTTTTGGTCGCTTGATCGCCGAGGTTTTTTAAATCTTTCTCGGTCTGTTGAACCCCGTCAGATTTAACTTCAACTATTAAGGATGCTATGTCAGCCATTTGCGTAAGCCTCTTGGTATGAAAGTTGATCCAATTCTCTTATCAGGTCAACTTCAAATGCGGTTAAATCGCCGTAGATATCCATGTACGATTTGATTTGATTATAGCTAATGGCTCCTTCACTTGCATTTTTTAATGACACAAACAAAGCCCACAAATAAGCCAGCTCAGCCCTCAACTCTGGGCGTTCTGCTAATTGCTTTGGCGGCTTACCAATCGACTTTTCTATTTGCTTGAGGTTTTGTAATCGGCTGACCTTTGATCCTTTATCGTATCCAGATGCCCAAAACTCCCACTTGGCATACGCGGATATTTCACTGGTCAACCTTTCGTAAAATTTACCCTGTCAGCTACAAATCTATCAACTTGCGTCGCCACGCTTGGCGCATTTTCGTACAGCCCTTTGGCAGCTTCTGGACTAAATTCAACGGTATCTTTCCCGCTCTTTAACCCACGCCAACCGATTGTGACCGCCGTTAGCAAATCAATCTCGCCACCTTCTTCATCGTTTAGCAGCTTGCGGTGATACTTCCTGACCGCTTCACGATATGCCTTAGAATCAACCCCTTTCACTTTTATGTAAAAGTCTGTGGGTTCATTGTCGGCGGGGCTTTTGATCTGGATCTCGGCCCCGTCTTCGTGTGCTTCTAATGTGTAAAGATTCTTTACGTCCACGCGACTCTCCTCGCTTTAATTCCTGTTATGCGTCGTCTCTTGTGATCTTCAATTGGCTACCAGTGGAAGCGTCATACAAAGCAATGAAGTCCAAAGTGACCGTGATTGCTCCAGGCCCACCCACTTCAGGGTTGCCGCTGTTGTACTTGATGTTAGGCAGATCAAAAATGTAATCATTGCCAGCAGCATCGGTCAGCGTGAACTGCATACTTGAGGCGGTTTCGTTGATGAATTTATCAATCAGAGTTGTGTCTTCAAAGTACGCCGTCACTGAGCCCGTTACAGTTGACTTAGCCAAAGGCGGCTGAAGCGTTGTAGCGTCCCCAATAACGTATTGTGACTCCATGCCGTTATCAATGTTCAATTCAAGCGCTGTAACAACCGCAATTGCTGATCCGCCTTCAGTGATTGATCCCGTAAAGCTGTCAAAAGGAGCAGTGGTCGTTTCGGCACTATAGGTTGCGCCACTAATTGCAGCAGCAGAAGTGGTCAAGTCTTTGCCGATGACTCCAAACGAACCCGTGACCATTGAGTTAGGCGCTACCGATAAGCTCATAGAGTTGAATGAGCAGCCAGTGGCTCTAAGGTATTTGCCGATATCTTCGTGGTGCCGTTCGATGGTGAATGATCGGGCAGTGGAGCCGACCAATAAAACTTCTGGATCGCCATCTGAAGTCCAAGTACCGCAAGCAACCGCTTCGATTAAATCATTGAACGAGTCATAAGAAAGCTCAAAGTTAATATCACCTGATACGCTTTTGTTCCCATGTCGGAAATGAGCAATCTGTCGATCTTCTCTAAGTTCTTCCGATTCAATCGCATCTTTAGACAACCCAAGGGTCGTTCCTGTATGTCGAATCGGGGTAAATGCTGGCGTTGCTGGAGTCGTGCCAAAAGTAGTTTCGGCAATGTAAGCCATGTCGTGCCGTGAGCCTGTTGCAATTGTCATAAGTTACCTCGGGGCTACATGAGCCATATAGTTGATCGAAACTGAGATGACGTATCGGTCATCGTCTATTATTCCCGCATTGCGCGAAACATTACCCAAGCGCACAGTGACCCCATTATATACCAAGTCAGTGCCTCGTTTAAAATGATCCGCTATAGCGTCAGCTTTCGCCTCTGCTGGCCCTCTACCCTTTCCCGCTGGTGCGAAAACGTCCACCTGATAAATACCAAGGTGCTCGTCTAAACCGTTTGATCCCAAGCCAGCTTGCTCTGTTTCTGCGGGTAAATTTGTTCCCCGTAAATACAGCGTTGCCTTTGTGGGCTTAAATACTGTGCTAGGCCAAGCAATAGGTGACGATCCAGACAGCGTGTTTAATCTGCCGTCGAGCGCTGCGCTAATGTCTGAAAATGTTGTCGTCATTTGGGTAGCTTCGCTATTGCCTTTTGTATTGCCGCTTGAAATCTTGCTATGTTGATTCTGACCATTCCGCTCGGCGCTTGCTTACTCCAACCGTATTCCAATCTTTGAGCATAGGGCAGGTTGTTTGATATGTATAACGTATCGTCAACCGTTGATGTTTCTATAGTCTGCGCCATTTTTGACGTACTGCCTTGGCCAGAAGGGTCTATGCTGCTCGATGCTGATAAGTCTGGCGAATTAATACTTGCGTTCCAATTGCCTCTAAATCTGCCTGTATCAACTGGGCTGCTTTTAATTATCGAACCAAACAAATCTATTGCCACGGTTTGCTTTACATCATTGACGTTGCGATTGGTCTTCTCTGCAAACTCCTTAATGTCTAAGCTGAACGTCATAATATACATCCGTTCCAGATGGCGAAACCGTCCGAACATCCATGACCCGATAATCAACTGAATCAAAGCTACAGTTGTCGTCAATTTGTGGCGCACCGTTCCCAGCCTGAAAGACTAACCTAACATCGTCCCGCTGGATTATTTCGCTGTCTATTTCGCCTTTGGTAAAGTTTAATCTTGCGCCTTTGCCCGTCACAGTAACCGTTGAGCCTCCGCTATAAGTTCCCGTCGCTGGATCAAACGTGCTGCTTCCCGTCCTAGTGAACGTGGCAGTTGCGCCAAACTGAGTTATCAGGCTGGTCGCTGTACCTTTAAGGGCTACATAATCAGGCACGATACACCTTATAAGGGTT